TGTACTGTCCTATTGTTGAACTAGTCGTAACACTTCCATTTTTCATCATAGGTACATAATCGTAAGCACCCGAACTACCTGAACCTGTTCGTGAAATAGGCATTAAGTCACCTCATATCCATTAATAAATAGATTAATAGCACTTGATGTTCCTTGAAGTGCTGTAATAGATACACCAGTTGGAACAACCATTTTCATTGAAATATTCATCGTTTCATTTTTTCCTAATGTAATACCACTAATAAAGTTCTTTGCTCCTTTAGCTACTGTAATTGTTGCATCAGAACCAGTAGTATTAGACAAAGTTACGTCTGTAATAATGGTTGTAGTTAAAGGTGGAACTGTGTAGTAAGATGTATTACTTGTTGCTGGTGTTCCTGCGAATATTTCTTTAGGTGTATTAGGCATTTACACACCTCCCATAATCATCATAATTTCTAAATCAATAAACCCTTGCTCGATGTTGTTTAAAGCAGTAGAATTCACTGGCGAACCGGCCTGCGTAATTACACCAGGTGCAGGATTTAATGTGGTTGTTCCATCACCATTATTAACTAATGTGTAAGTTAGTGGCTTTTGAACAATACGATCTTGCCAAGTTTTTTTAATGTATGGCATTAGTAAATCAGTCCTTCCTCTCCACAAGTTATAGTTCCGCAATATTTAAAGTTTTGGAAAGCAAGTTGTCCAAAATCATAAAGTAATTTTGTATTAATCTCTAATCGGTTAGCATCGTTATAGTCAAACCCCATACCCAAAGACCACACTTTACTTGGCAAATAATCAACTAGAGTAAGAGAATTTTTCCTAATCGTTTCTAAATTTTGCTCAATACGATTGATACTAGATAAATAATCGATTGAAGTATTACTCCGACTTATTACACTAGTTATTGAAGGGATTGAGTATTGGATTGAATTTAAGTAATTAGCTACTTCTTGAATGTTATTTTCGATTCTGTTGAAATCAGCAAAGTTAATAAAATCACTTGCAGTCCAATCCAACTTAGGAGTCATATAAACCATTAAACAATCCCCCTAGCTACTGTTTTAGCACTTAGATAACCTTCGTAATTTAATTCTGTTCGAGTTACATATGCGTTCATATCTTGAGAATAACTATTCTGGAATGAAATGGCATCAAACATTTCATGGGACGGATTACCCCTCCAATTCATAGTGTACTCTGCTCTATAATTACATCTATTTAAAATCCAACTTGCTACATTATTTGCTTGTGTTGAATTGTTAATTAAGGTGTTATTTTCTAAATTCAATGTATCTCCAGTTGCATAAGAAGAATTCGCCGTAACAACCGCTGAAGTAGTTAAATTCGTAAAGTAAGTAACATTAACTGCTCTAGTCGTTTTCTGCAATTCCACTTGTGCTTCGTTATACATTTCATTCAATGTAATTGTATCCGCTGTAGCTGTAATGGATGGAACCACTTTTAACGTGATTTTGTTATCCCTTGTTACAAAGATATTTGCACATCCTGCAATTGCGATCATTTGGAGAATATCACGACATGAAGCTTGCTCAACAAGTGCATTTGTTAGGATACTTTGAAGTGCAATATCGATTGAGTAGTTGGTAATTCCACATATCGTGAACATATCAACAGCCATTTGATAAAGTGAATAACTTGATTTCGCTACTAAATTCGAGTAAGAGTAACTGTTCATTAAGTCTAGGTTTGTTCGAGAAGTCAAAGTTGCAGTTAATGACCCTTCATCGCTTCGCCATTCCCACAGTAAGTAATTTCCTAAAGGTACATATTCAATAGAACCTCCTACATCCACTCCTAATTCAGCTACTACCGTTTGTCTTTGTTGTAAGAACTTATAGAACCCACTTGGATTTAAGATGTTGAAAGCTCTATCGGAGTTGTCTACTGTGAATTTTAATTCCGGACTAGGGATATTCGTAGTAAATAAATCCGTTTCATCCACTAGATTTAATGAAATAAGATTATCATCTGTGTATACTTTTACGATTCCAAAATCTACCTCACTTACTCTTGCTCTTCTATAAGGAACATTCCATTTTTTAATTACTACATCAATTCGTTTGTAGTTTAAAAACTGACCATAGATCTGTTTTAAGACATCTGTATTCCCAATGATAGATGTACTGTAAATTAGATTATTAGATCCATCGAAAGCTGAAACATCAAAATCCGTTGCATATTCACTATTTGTTGTATCAAACGTAACTGTTATTCCAGCACTTGAATGAAGACTACCAAAGACAAACGAAAGTGTCTGAGAAGTAGAAAATGCGCTTGCTGAATCGCAAAGCACATTTGAACACCAACCAGTTATTTTATTGTTAGCTAGTGTATCATCTGCAAAATTAAATGAACCATCTAACTTAAAGCGATCATTCTCTAAGGTAGCAATATTAAAGGAATTTGCTCTTACTTTATCCGTCAATTGTGATTTGTTACTAACAGCAAATTCACTTGTTACAGTCGTAGTTACTGTATCAGACAATACGGATGTATCTGTAATATCGAATGTGACTCTTCCTTTTACAGTTCTAGTAGGTGCGTAAATTGCATCTTTAAATTTTTGAGTTGTATTATACATTCACGCACCTACCTTTCAATAATATTAAACTTCAAGTCTTTATAAGTTGGAACGCCATTTTTGAACATTAATATTGGAGATTGACGATCTCCAGCATAGAAAGTACCTGTTTTATTCCCACCAATTTCTGGATCAAAGTATGTTACTGTGAAGAATCCACCTTTTACGGATTTTAGAATTTGAGACATTTCAGATTGTGTCAGAGCACTCCATCCTAATTCAATTTTCCTTTTAGTAGCGATTAATTCCATAATTAATGTTCCATTAGCATTACGTTCTGATTTACTCAAATCTTGAATTCCAACCTGATAATCACTTGGAGTAGGTAGGACTACTCCATTAACTGTAATTAGAGCCATCAAACCAACTCCTTATGTTGTTCTTATCATCGCTTTACCTATTCTAGATGTTTCTTTAGAAGTATAAGGATTTAGTACCCTAGCCACTGTGGTTCCATCTATTTGAATGACAATTTCCCCATTTTGAGAAGGGCTACCACCTATAAACTGTGATGCTGCCATCATTCCATTCGCAACAGCTCCTGCAACAATGTCTGTTAATTTGTCTAAAGGAGATACAACTTCTTGACCTCCTGGATTATCTCCAATCATTGCCAATGTGGGTCCGTTTGTTATTCCACCCTTTGCTAGAGCTGGAATTGTTGGGATATTTATTCCAAAACTTTTCCCACCTACACCTGGTACCCATTTAGGAACATCTATTGAGATCTTATTCATTGCGCTAATTAAATAGTTAATCATACTAATAATTGCATTAATGGGGCCTTTTGCTATAGTTTCAAAGGAGTTCCAGACACCCCTAAATATTTCTTTAATACCATCCCATGCTTTACCCCAATTACCTGAAAATACTCCAGATATAAAAGTCACAATGCCATTTAATACTGTTCTAAGGTTGGTAATTTGCTCTCCGATAGTTTTAAATGCTGATGTTATACCAGTTAAGAATAATCCTGTTAAGAATGTTGCTAATGGTTTTATTACATTAGTGTATAAAAATGAAATTACTGTCGATAAGTTTTCCCAATACGCTTTAAAGGCAGAACCTAAAAAAGTTCCTAAAGGTACTAATACATTTTTCCAGAGGTCTGAAAGAAAAGCACCTAACGGAATCAGCACGTTTTTGTAAAAGCTATCTGCAACCTTTTTAACTACATCCCATGAAGCAGAAAAAACTGTTGCTAAAAATGAACCCAGAGGAACTAAGACATTTTTCCATAGGTATACTGCGGCATCTTTTATTGCATTCAAAACGGAATCGACGACACCTCTGAATTTTTCATTCGTTCGATAGAAATAAACAAATGCTGCAACTGCAGCTGCAACTGCTAAAATGATTAAACCGACTGGACCAGTCATAAGTTGAAAAGCCAGCCCAAGTCCTTTAACTATACTTTGACCAGCTTTAAGAGTATTGGACATGATGGCGTAATAAAGAGTTGCTCCTTTTGTCAAAGCAATAAAAGTAATAAAAGCAGCTCCAACTCCAGCTAATGCTGCAATAATGACATCTTTGTGTTCCTTAACAAAGTCGCTCATACCTTTGAAAAAACCTCTAATTGCTTCTGCCACTGCTCTGACCTTTTCACTAATCTTTCCGAATGCAGCATCAAGTCCAGAAGTATCCATAGATGGTGGAGAAATTGCAGGAGAACTAGTTCCTCCTCCTCCAGATCCAGCTCCTTTACCTCCGTCTGTTGAATCGTCTGATTTATTATCTTGAATTGAATTTATTTCATCGAAGCTCGCTAAGAAACCTTGTTGTTCTTTTTTAGCTTTTTTAGCTTCTTTCCCTGCGCTTTTGTAGGCATTTCCAACACCACCAACAGAAGAAGCAACTTGCCCTGCAGCTTTAGCTTGAGTCTGTGCTTGTTTTGCAGGTTCTTTTCCAAATAACACTTGGAAGAACTGTCCAACAACAGTGGCTGCCTTAATCAGCCATCCAACCAATGTAGATAATGCTGGGATAACTGTTTCCCATATCGGCAAGAAAGCTTGTCCAATTTTTAACTTTAAATCGCCTAATTGTGCGGAAAGTCTTGCTGTTGCTGACATTACATTATTGCCTACTTCAACACCATACTTTGTGGCTGCTTGCTCTAATATCGCAAAGTATCTTATGGTCTGTTGAGTTCTAAAATCTAATTGGTCCCACGACTTACCATTAGCAAATTGACTGAATGCCTTTGTACTTTGAATCATGGCCACGTTAACAAAAATACCGAGGTCCTCAACGGCCTCGGTATTACCTAACATCCCTGATCTAATTCTCTCAAGCGCATCATCCATTGTTCTACCTGTTTTGCTTGCCACTACGGAAGTTGCTTTCAATAGATCCTGCGTATACTGTGAAGTCTGCTTAGTATTCGTTGAAAAAGAACTTATAATATTGGCAAAAGTAGCTCCATATTGTACTGCATCACTTTTACTCATATTAAAAGCTAAAGCTGATGTATTAGCCCATTTCAAGAAATCAGCAGAACTAGCACCCATCAAACGAGTAACCTGTGAAATAGCTGCTTCAAATTTCATTGCAGTATTAGTAGCATCTTTAATGTATGAACCAACTCCTAATGTAGCCAGAGCAATTCCAACGCCTTTAACAATTCCACTAACATTACTTTTAAAATCATTCAGAGATTGTTGAGCTTTTTTCATCTCTGCCTTCATTTGGGACATATCAGCACCAATACGAACTAAGAGATTGCGTAAACCACTAGCCATAACTATTTTCCTCCTTCCTATTGAGTTGTACCACCAAATGCTGCATTCAGTACTTTTACCATGTTCAGTATTTGTTCCGGGGTTTGTTTCTTTTTGTTTGTTTCTTTTTGTTTGTCTAGTAATTTATCAAGACTAGGCATTTTCTCCACTCTTTGTAGGTAAGCTCCTAGCCAAGCTACTTCTATCTTCTCTTCTCGTTCTCTTTTAGTTCGTTCATTAAAGTCATAAATATATAAATTTAATTCATAAGGGGTCATTTCGTCGTATTCAACTTTACTTATACCAACTCGGATTGCACTTTTAAACGAAAGTTCCCAGTTCCACTTTACTTTTTCTTGGTCGGTTTCTTTTTCTGTGCAATCCTTTGTAGGTTTGGGTCAATTTCTAAACTTCCACCCATTGCATTAGACAATGCTTCTTGCATTTTGCTCATTAGTACATGCATAGGCGCATGATCTAATAAATCTTCCATATCACTGAGTTCAAGTTTCTCTCCGTTTTTATTTGCATCTGAGAACAAACCGCAATAATACATCTTTTCTAATTCTTCTAAGTCAAAATCACCATCATCTAAGTTATCTATGTTTTTGCCAGTTAAAGCGCCTAATTTTTTGAGCGCCCTATGACCAAACCTTAATTCACGTTCTTTGTCTAATTTAATAATGACTACATCGTTTTTGTCTGACATTTTTATTCCTCCTCATATAAAAAAGACTAGGAATATCCTAGTCTTAGGCAGTTTTAACAACAGCTACTTCATATATTTTTTGTGTTTTACCTGGTTCGTTTGCTAAGATTGTTAACATTTTAGAACCAATTACTGACATTGGAATCGATGCTGATGGTGAACCAGATGTTAATACTTGAGAGAATACTCCATCAATGAATAATTGTAATGTATGGTTAGCAGCTGTTGCAGTTACAGTTACTGATGTTGCAGTTACACCACTAAATGCATATGTGTAAATTCCATTTGCAAATGTAGGAGTTAATGAACCACCTGTACCAGTTAAAGATAAAGCTGAAAGTCCAGCTGAAGGAGTTAATCCAAGTGTTGGTTGACCTGACACTTTAATAGTTGCTTCGAATGGAATCAAATCCTCTGTTTGAACATCTGTTTTCACGCCAGTAACAATTCCACTAAACATCCATGAAGCACCAAGTGCAGATGGAAATAGGATTGTAAATGCAGTTAATGCCCCTGTACCGTATGCATTATAAACAGCAATTTGACCGTTTGTATCCGCTGGATTAAATGTACCGGCAATTTGGACTTCCCCACCGTCTTTTAGGCCTTGAATGAATGTACGCCATCCACCAGTATCTAAATTTGTAGTTTCGATAGTGTCAGCAGATAAATCTAAACCACCAATTGAATTTAATTCAGTAATGAAATTAGCGCCGATTTGTAATTTGGTACCCATTGCAGCTTGTGGCATTTTTAAACCTCCTTGTATTTAACGTGAATATAAAAATTTTTCCGATTGAATTCTAATTCATGTTCATATATGTCTTTTGCATTTTTGATTTCTAGAAATTGAATATGAGGTCCGTTTTCTCCGATGGATCTACCTAAAAAACTAATGATCTTGTTTTTTACTAATTTGAACAATACTTGTAACTCTTTGTAAGAAGGGTGTAAGACATCCAAAGCATATACTCCATCTACGCCATCTGATGGTCCATTTAGGTTTATAAGATAATTAACATCATCGCTACAATAAGTCATAAACGGCCCTTCGGTACTTTCAACAGCAAAAACTGGGAAAATATTTCCGCTTATTTCTGGAATACTATTAAATTCTGCAACTAATGCTTCTTCAAACGTCATAAGATTTTATCCACCTCAGCTTGGGCAGTTTTTACAATAATTTGTTGAGCTTCTTGCCGTTTAGAAGCATTTGAACCCCTCAGGTAATTGAAACCCGGAATATATCGGCCGTTCTTTGTAAAGAAGCCGTACTCTTGAGATGCTGGGTAATAAGCTCTTTTACCTGTGGAACTTTGCTTTACAAATACATTATTCATTTGACGATTCATAGTTATCTGATAAACTTTCTTACCTTTTGTACGAGTTTTTTCAGCAACTATTTTTATACCTTTTTTCAAATTTCCTTGGTCAACAGGAGCATCCTTTTTCGCCTGTTTATATACCACACTCGCACCTTTTCGAGAAGATTTTGTTACTATCCTTTGTGGTACTTTTTCTAACTGTTTTAAGGTTTGTTCAAGTTTATGGAGACCAACAATTGCTTCCATTACTTCTTCACCTTCTTACAGTACCAAAGCAATTCTTTCTTCAAATCTTCTGGATCACTTACGCTAATCACTTCATAAGTATCATTTCCATGTAAAATTCTCATGGTATTATTCATTTCTGAATAGAAATAGGTTCGGAATTTTACTTCGACACTATTTTGAGCTTGGTTAGCAGCGTAAAATTCTCTACCAATCAAGGCCTCTTTTGATGCCCATACAGTACGAACATCTATCCAATCTTCCATTTTCTTACTTGGTTGCCCCGTAGAATCTTTAATGATTGGCGGAGATTTAATTGTGATTTTATTTGTCATTCGTCCTGTTTTCATAAGATCACCTACGAATATTTCAGTTGAAATAAGATGGCATCTAATGAGTATGCTAGTTTGTCAGCTTTACCAACTACTTCTCGATTTAAATACCAATGATTTACTAGAAGCTTACAAGCTAATTTATATAGTTCACTATCTTTATCAATTTCTGATTTTGTGCCACCTACAACAAATAAATCAGCAGCTATTACTAAACCATCAATTGTTCCGTCATCATCATCGAAATCGATTCTTAGATAATTTTTTACTTCATTCAGTGTTAGCATCTTCATTAGCCTTCAGAAGGTTTTTCTACATATTCAGCAAAGTTACCATCAACAAGTTCTTTTGCTTCTTTCTTTTCTACATAAATAGTGGTCCCTTCACTTGCCGTAAATTCAGGTGATGCATAGACTGTTTTTAGTTTAACAGGTACTTTCATGCCAACTCATTCCTCCTTTGATAAATAAAAAAGAGCTAGTAAAATCACTAGCTCCCAACTTATGGTAATGGATACTTTCTTGGAAATCCTCCAATTACTTGTGCTGAAGTTATAGCTCCAGTTGTTGCACCCGATACTGTTTGAACAACGCGTACATAACGCTTAATGCCGATATATCCTACTCTTTGAACACTATTCGCTGTTACAGCTACAAATGAACCAATTAGATCACCTACAGCAACATCAGTAAATGTTGAGTTATCGTCAGATTCTTGTAATTTAAAAGTATGTGTACCATCTGTTAATGCACCAACTGAAACGACTGCAACTACACCATTTACTTTTGCTGCATCATAACCTGTACCGTTGGCAGTAGCATTTCTTGCAGCTGGAACAAGACTGTTAAAAGCTTCAATATTATTTTTTAAATCATGCATTTACTTTCACTCCTTTTATAATAAATAAAAGCGTAATCAGTTAAGATTACGCTAACTTAACACGCACAAACGCTTCTTCTAATAAAGGCATTCCGTCACCTTCATAACGGCCAATAAATCCAGTTTGATTCGTTTCAGCATACAATTCATTTAAACGTTGAATTTGCATATCTAATGCATCAACAACTTGATAATAAGAGAAATCAGCAAGGGCACCTACATATTTACCTGTTGTAAATGTGTTTGGCGCGTATTCAGACATGTATACAGGAAGATTTAAAATCATATCTGGCTCACCAACACGAACTGATTCTTTCCAAATGTAATTTCCGTTATTGTCTTTAACCTTAGCTAATGTTTTTACACCATCACGATGGAACATCCATTTAGCATTTTTCCAATATGCAGCTTTCAATGTATATTTCGCTTCAATCAATCCATCGAACGTTGGAGCAGTAGAAGTATTACCTGTTGCAACATCACGCGCTGTAGAAATACCATCATTTGATGCAGTGAAAATACCAAGAGGTTTATTTACACCATCACCCAATAAGTAAGCTTTTTCTAATGTGATTCCAAACTTATAAGCTAGACGATCACGTACTAACTGCTCAATTGGAGTAGTAGAAATACGCATTAATTTGTTAGATGTTTTAATTCTTTTCGCTAAAGGATTTGGACGTAATTCACGTTTTCCAAACACAATATCTGTTTCACTTCCTGTTGCTAATTCAGACGTCCAATCTGCATCGGCAGGATCTACATCAATAGTTGGTCGACCTAATGAATCTGCATTTGTTAATTGAGTAACTTGAGCCCATTGACGAATAAATACGGAGTCATCAACTTTTTTCAATAATTCCTGTACAAATTGTTGAGGTGCTACTAAATAACCACCACTTGGATCACTTGCAGCAACCATGTTTTGAAATTCTGTTTGTGTAAGGTTTCCTGAACCACCACGTAAGAATCGATTAAAGGCTTCTCCATATTCTTTTGAAGCTCTTGGGTTTACCGGATCTCCAGTAGCAGCATTTGGATTTTGTTTAATAGGGTCAATTACAGAATTACCTAATCCAGATTCTAACGCATTTAATTTTTCTTCACGTTCAATGTCTTTTCCGAGTTGATCTACATCATTCATAATTTTGTCATAGGAAGTTTCTTCATCAGAATGCATTGCGCGATTTTCAGCATCTGCACGATCTACTAACTGACGAGCTTGATTAATTAAATTAGCACGTTTTTGACGCATTTCAATAATTCTTTTCATAGTTTCTATACCTCCAGTAATTTTAGGTCCAAGCGACGTCTTTTAGCGTTTAAACTGTGTTTATAATCGTCTTTTGGCTCATTTTCAGTACTTTTTTGTTTGTTTTTAATAAAATCAGGAACATTTTTATAGTTTTTAAAGCAATCAGATACACATGCAGCAACATTTTCCGACGAAGTATCAACTTCAACATTGAAGTATTTCTCAGCTTCAGCTCCATTTAACCAGGTTTCTTCTTCTACTAAACTCTGAATCTCTTCCCTGGTCACGCCTTCACGCATGTTATCCTCATAAACATTAATAATTCCTTCTTCTAATCGGTCTAATGTGTCGGCCATCTTTCTAAATTCATTTGCATCACCACCCCAAACTGAACTCCAAGGTTTATGGACCATTAAAAATGCAGACTTAGGGATAATAACCTTATCTCCAGCCATAGCAATTACACTTGCAATACTTCCAGCTAGTCCATCAATATAAACTGTTTTTTCAGCTTTATGACGTTTTAGCATGTTGTAAATTGCTAGCCCTGCAAATACTGAGCCACCGCCACTGTTGATATAAACATTGATTTTTGATTTTCCATCTAAGTTATTTAGAAAATCTGTTATATCTTGAGGGCAGGTATCTTCATTGGACCATTTCATCCAAGAATCACTCACTATGTCACCATAAATTAGTAGATCAGCTGAATCATCTGTCAAATTCTTAATTTCAAAGCAATTTAGCTTCTTATTGTTGATTTTTGGCATTGTTCTCACCTCCCTTCGGCTCTGCTCCAATTGGAATCATATTCCCATTCATCACATATTTGTCACCATCTGGAATTGGATTCATATTTTCCATTTCACGAATATCATTGGCACTTAACCAACCATTTTGGCGACCAATAGCGTATGATTCATTACGAGATTTAGAATCTCCACGTAATAATCCATCGATTAGGAACTCGGAATATAAGTTTTTCTTCTCACTATCTCTCAATAACTGTAAGTTTAGGTTTTGTTCCCACCTTAACAGCCAAGGTCTTAGTGTATGAACAACAAATTCTATCGATTGTTGTTCAATATTCGAAAATGTTGCTTTCTCCAAATCACCAATTTTATGAGGTGGAACGTTGTAGATTCTAGCGATTTCAGTAACATTGAACTTCCTTGTTTCTAAAAACTGAGCATCTTCAGGTGGTATACCTATTTGTTTATAGGTCATACCTTCTTCTAAAATGGCAATACGGTGCGCATTACTTAGACCTTGGTGCATTTTCGCCCATGAATCGGACAAATTCTTTTGAACAGTTTCACTTGCTTGATTTGGATGTTCAATTACACCACCTGGTCTAGCTCCATTACCAAAAAAACGAGCTCCATATTCTTCTACTGCCATACCAGTACCTATCGTTTCTCTGAAAAGACGAATAGGACTATAACCGATTAATCCGTCATAGCCAAAACCCGGTATATGCAGTACTCTTTCGCTCGGAAGAATCATTTGTTCATTTTCAATCAAGATACGATACTGAATCTGCTTAGTTTCCTTATTACGTTCTTTAATTACCTTGTCAGGTCTTAATGGCCACAATCCTTTTACTCTACCAGCCATGTCATATTCGATTTCTGCATATGCATTACCCCAAGTTGCTAAATGACCTTGTAATGTTTCTCGAAAATTGAATGCAGTCATTTCTGGATTTGGAGAAGCGAATAATAAAGAATAAAGAATATGGCTATTTGCTCTTTCTTTGCCTTTTTCTAACCGTTTATATAGATGCAAAGGCAAAGAAGCAACACCTTCTGATAGGATACGAACACTCGCCCACACCGCTGAATAGGTTAGTGCTGTTTCTTCAGTAACAATTTTTCCAGTATAAGTACTTCCACCACCTAGAAAATTAGCGTAAGGATCACTTGGATTTGAAATTACTTCACCGGTTGTCACTCGATTTTGAAATAAGTTTGAAAATATACCCATTATGTTTTCTCACCTCCTTTTTTCAAGGCGGAGTATATTCCTAATGCCAAAAATATGAAGCCACTAAAAATAAACGAAAAAGAAGGTTGTATTAACCAAAATCCTACTCCAATTAATAAAATTCCTATGAAAATAAAGACATCAGTTAGGTCCACTCGGATTCCCTCCCCTCTATAACCACAATAAGCCCCTACTTTCGTAGACGCTTGGCTCTGGCAACCCTCTCATCGCTCGTACAAAAGCAGTAATAACCGCTGCGATTGGATCGATTTTATCAGGACTTCGTTTTTTATCTAATTTAAAGTTCGCATTAGGATCCATAAATGTAACTGCATTATTAATAGCCCATTCTAATAAGCCGTCTTTTTGGTGGACCACGTTCTTTTTATAGACTTGAATCCTCCAATCTGCTGTTGCCTCCGCTAAATTCTTCAAATATTGAGGGATTACTACGCATGTGTAACCTTTTTTCTCCATGTTAATTGCGAATTGCGAAGCGTTCCATTCGTCATAGCATAGCTCTATAACTTCTAAGTTGTACTCTTTTACTTTTTCATCAATGTACTTCTCGACATCTTCTTGATCAATAACAGCGCCAGGTATTATAGTTAAATATCCTTCTTTTTCCCAAAGGTCAAATGGAATGTCCCGTCTTGTCATTCTTTCTAAATATTTATCTTCAGTAATAAACGAATGTTGAATTACAGCAAATTTACCTTCTATTCGTCCTATAAATGAAACACTTGTCAAATCTTCTTTCGCTGATAAATCCACACCTAAAAACACTTGAGTGCCTCTTAAATCGTCGAAAGTAAAATCGGAATCACAGTCTTTCCATTTTTTCATATTCATGTAGCCATTATCTTTCTGGTCCATCCAAATATTCATATTTTTTGTCATGAAACCGCGAAGTTTTTCTGGTTGTTCTAAAGCAACTGTTAAATCAGACCTTAATGAAATTAAGCCTTCTTCATATGTGGCGACGATTGGATTTGCCTTAATCCAATTTCGTTCATCTTTAATGTCATCCCCTTCATCAAGTTCACAAATAAGAGCAAAATAATCATCGTTGTCACGAACATCATCAGGATTCAATATTTTAGTTACATACTCATATTCTTTGAAACATGGTCTAGATAAATCAAACCCAGCTGTCGTAATTACAACCATTAAAGGACTTTTACGTGCTACCATACCTGAAAGAATAACATCATAAATCTCAGATGTTTCATGGGCATGATACTCATCGACTATGCCAACACTTGGATTTTTTCCGTCTCCAAGCTTTCTTGTTTCTTTTGAAAGTGGCTGAATAATGGAATTAGTCCTTAACCTGGTTACTTTACCGTATGAGTCTTTATACGAACCTTTAAGTATTTCTGCACTTCGTATCTGATCAAGTACAGCATTGTATACTTCGTCCGATTGTTCTTTTGACCAACCAGTAATGTAAACCCTATGTTTTTCATTGCTTAGGAATGTTTCATATGTTGCAATCAATGCCAGGAGTTGGGATTTGGCGTTCTTACGTGCAAGTTGGATATAAACTTTACGGAATCGCCTTGAACCATTTTTCTTGTTGATGAAACAGAAGATGTTAGCAACAATAAATAACTGAAAATCAGTAAGAATAATTGATTGACCGGCTAGAATACCTTCAGCATGTTTAAACTCTTTTGCCCACTCATTAAAATCTTCAAGTATATCGACCTCAAATGTAAAAGGACAATCTTCATCTTGTAATCGATTAATGTCCTTAACAAAACGTTGTGCTGCCCATATGTGTTTTTTACAGGCTACTAATTCACCTGAAACAATTTTATTGGCGTAATTCCATATTCTTTCAATCGGTGTCATAACCGATCACCAAATCGTTCTTGGGATGGAGTTATTTCTTTTATTGCAGTATTTTTAGGAATAACCAACTTACATCTAGACGAAATTGTTAAACCTAAATCGGAAGCTGATTGCCTACTTTGTTTAAAAAACTTATCTTGGTGGGCAATTAGTGTTTCGAATTTCTCACTTAACGGATCTAGTTTCATTAGTTGGTTTGAAATCTTAACATACATGTTTTTTGCAATTAAAAAACGAGCTAGCGCATCAATATCGAGATTAGTCATAATCCCGATTTGCATTAACTCGTTACTTATTTTTTTAAATTCTTTTTTTAAATCCATGGGAAGGTAAGCAGGTGGTTTGACTTTATCACTTGGTGCTTTTACCTCTGTTGCTTTACGTTCCTCGATTTCTTTTTTCGTAAAATGCTTCTTCCCTTTGATTAAAAGCAAGTCAATTGGTTGTTTTTGCCCTGCCACAACTACTCACCTCCTTCTGGAAAATCTCGTGGGGAATTTTTTTTGCGTTTGACTGGATACGCGGTATTACGAATGAGGGTTCCAGAGATTTTGACACCCCCTCCCCCTTGTCCTAGTATTATTTGACCTAGACAAGCTATCGTTCAGTACAAGCCAATCTAATCAATCCTCGTACCACTCTTCTTCATCTTTTAATTCTACTGTTTGGCCTGCTAGATCATGGTGACAGTCATTTAGGTATTGAATCTTTCCATCAGTAATAAAGCTATGGCAAATGTAATCAACACCATAGTCAGGCATTGTAACTAATAAAGAAGGTGATACTGTTGGCTTATCATAATCATTATTAAACCACCATCCATTATTAAAAGCATGTAGCCTTTGGCATCCTTCACAATAAAACATATACCTATCGTCATTTGTTTTCCTTAGCTTCATTACTCTTCACCTTCTTTATATATGAAAGTCTTCCATCCATCTACTGGTTCACCTTCAACTACTTCAGCCTCTAATACAATCGTCTTATCATCTTTATCATTCATCAACTGTCATCCTTTCCTATGATCTACTTTGTTATGGCATCCATGACATAACGATTCAAGGTTCTTCTTATCCAATCGCTTAGACCAATCTACCTTAACCTCAATGATATGATGGACCACATCAGCTAACGTAATCTTACCCTCACGTTTGCACTGCTGACATAACCCCAAGTCTCTTCGCATTACTGAGTCACGTACCTTCTTCCAAAGACTAGAATCATAGAATGATTTACTACGTTGGTCACGTTTGAATTGATCATATTGTTTAGCCCGATTATTATTTATTTCTTCTTGAATATGTTTGTGCTGTTCACAATACGTTGTTCTACCTAGGTTGGGGCAACCTCGCTTATTGCATGGTCTAAGCGGTCTATTAGCTATAACCTCACCTCATTAAAATTAAAAAAGCCACAACTCTTAAGGAGTGTGACTTTCGTTATTTCATTTTTTAATCTCTTTAATTAAATTATTAATAACAAGTTTTGAACCATCTGTGATACTTAATTCATTATCTAAAATTTTTGGGCCATATGTTTTCCCACTTCTTAAATCTGTAATAATTATATGATCTGGCTCTCTAACATCAGTATGGAAAATTTTATATTCAAATAAAACATTTTCAGCGTCATTTACGAATACACCTTGCTGAAATATGCTGTTCATACCATAATTTAATCCCATATA